CCACCAACGCATTCCCGCGTCGGTCGGCTGAGATCTGGTCAGGCTCAAACCACCTATCCGAGGTGGCGCTGCTCGGGCGTGAAACCCCGCGCCGCCCCCTCCCGGACACCCATTTCACCCGCAAGGGCGAGAAGATCACTTGTTCAAAGTCCAACCATGACCTCGTCGGGGCTGGTGGCGGACTCAATACCTTTGTCCCGACAACTACCAAGGAGGAGGCCAGCATGGCATCCAGCAGCGATATGCGCGAGGAGTTGGAGGCCATGAAGTGCGCCATCTCCGAACTCTCGGACATGATGAAGAAGAAGTTCGCGGACGACTCGGACGATAAGGACGAGATGGCTGCGGACGACGATGAGATGAAGGACGAGATGGCCGAGGAAGACGGTCAAGTCCACATCGACATCGAGAGCCATGACGTTGAGGCAGGCGAAGAGGACGAAATGGAAGACGAATCCGTCATTGCCAGCCGTCGTTCGACCTACGCTCTTCGTTCGGAAAACGCTCGCCTCAAGTCGCGGTTCGCCCGTCTTGAAGCCGAGTTGAAGCGCGAGAAGTTTGAGCGCGAAGTGGAGATCATGGAGCAGGAGGGCTACCGCATCCCAGACTCACAGCGCGAGGCGCTTGTTGGTCAGTTGCAGGCCTCCCGTAACCCAGTCGCTCTCCTTGAGTCATGGCGCGACCTGTTCGCCCGCGACCCAATCGGAACCAAGATTGATATGAGCCGAGCAGCCCTGCCGCGTGGCATGGACATTGGTGAAGTTGGCTCATTGGTCAAGCAATTTGCTGGCAAACCAGAAGAATTTGCCAAGGCAATCAACGCCCGGATGAAGGGCTAAAAGGAAACAACAATGCTTCAATTCTCTCCAAATCTCGTCGCTGGCGCTGACATCAACCCCTTCCGCATCTGCAAGGTTTTCTCGTCTTCGACGGTTAGCTTTGCTGGCGCTCCAGCAACGGCCGTGACCGACTACGTTTGCGGTGTAACCGACGGCTCAACCCGTCGATTCGACGCTACCGCTCATGCACTTGCGGCTACGTCAACTACGGTCGCCGACCCGATTTCCCTTCAGCCATCGAACTGCGTGCAGATCGAAGCTGGTGCGGCAATCACCAACGCTGGTACTGGCTTGATGCCAACCACCGGAGGCAAGGCAATCACCGCAGCCACCACCGGAACTATTCCGATGTTCGTCTCCCTTGAACCTGCCGCCGCTGATGGTGTCATCTTCTGGGCTTACCGCCTCCCAGCCACCCGTGGGATCGCCTAATTAGCACTCGAAAGGAGGTCATCAAATGGCCTATGTAACAGTCGGAGGCGGTCTAAATACCTACGTCCCCTCCACCAACGCGCTCGCAACTGGCGCTCTCCAAGTTGAGTTCACCCGTGCGGTGAATTCGTTTGCCATCACCCGTTACGCTCAAATCGTTGCCTGCAATCAGCAGACAGGGTACTACCTGCGTCTTAATTCAGACGACAACGTGCGCGTGACCGACGTTAACGAATTCGCTTGGCCTCTTGGTAACGACCGCCCGGTCGGCAAGATGAACGAGCATGACTTCGTTACCTTCACGGCTCAACGCTTTGCCTTCCCGTTCTACATTCCGAACGAGACGGTTAAGCAAGCCGCGTGGGACATCGTTGCCCAGCACGCTCGCAGCAAGGCACAGCTCGCTATGACCGCTCGCTCAATGCGAACGGCTACCGCGCTGACCAACGCCGCAGCGATTGCGTCGTTCACCGCAGCTGGCAACTATCAGTCTGTTGCTAGTGGTTGGAAGGGCGTTTGGACAAGTTCAAGCAGCAACATCATTCAGGCAAGTATCCAAGACGCGCTCCAGCGCATCTCGCTTGCTACTGGTGGCGCGGTTCGTAGTGAAGACATTTGCATGGTCATCAGTCCGACCGTTGCAAACATCATCTCACAGGCGGAAGAAATCCGTAACTATGTGAAGAACTACCCAGCAGCCTTGCCATTCTTGCAAGGCTCTGACATCTTCAGCCGTTACGGCCTCCCGCCAAATCTGTTCGGCGTTTCAGTTGTCGTTGACGACTCGGTCAAGATTACGACCCGCAAGGGCGCAGCCTCGGCAACTCGTTCATTCGTGTACGGCAACTCGGCAATCTTCGTGAGCCGCCCCGGTGGCTTGATTGGTGTCGAAGGTTCTACCTCGTTCAGCACCTGCCAAATCTTCGCCTTTGAAGATATGACGGTTGAGAACTGGGACGATCCGAAGGATCGCCGTATTGAGGGCCGCGTCATTGACAACAGCACCTCGGAACTGGTTGCTCCAGTCTCTGGGTTCCTGTGTGGCAGCGTCATCGCCTGATTATTCAGCCTCTCAGGATGAGGGTGGTGGGGACTTCGGTTCCCACCCCCCTCTCTAGGCGGAACACATGACCGCATACGCCACCTACGCCGATTTGGAAGCCGCGCTCGACGCTCAGATCATTGCACAACTGTGCAGCGACCTCGGTAGTCCCATGCTCGGCTCCAACCCGGTCACTACGCACGCGCTAGAACGCGCTACGGGGATCGTGCAGGCGTACACGCGTGTAGGCAACATCTACACCGATTTGGATTTAACGACGCTCTCAGCGGCTCACGACCCCCTGCTGATGACGCTCGTAGTTGACTTGGCGGTTGAGGCGCTCTTTCAGCGCCGCGCCATGAAGATCACCCCAGCCGTGGAGCAGCGTCTCAAGCAGGCGTACTCAATGCTGGAAGCACTCCGGGACGGGAAGATGATATTCGGTACGGTCGCCAAGGCGGCTAGTGCGGGCGTGCCAGCGGTGCAAGCCACCCCATTGCAGACGCTCGCGTGGTACAACGGGGTAAGCAACTCCGCTTTCTTCCGTCCTCGCCTCCCGAACACGATGCCGGGGCGCTGACGTGGAGCCGTGGCGTAAACGAGTATCCAAGGCGCTTGCCAACGAGTCTGTCCGCAATGGCATTGCGGCGGCTATCTCCGCTTACGCCAAGAAGCACATTGACAAGAGCCAAGGACGCGGCCCGAACGGGGAGACGGTTGCCCTCGCGGCGCTCAAGCCCATATCGGGCGAGTTCTGGACGACCAAGAAGCCCCGGGAGGGGCAGACAGCCAGCGCAACGCGTCAAGTCCTCAAGGCGGTCAGCCGCAAGAAGAAGGACGGCTCGTTCGTTGTAAAGAACGTCATGGTGACCGAGTACAAGATGACTGGGCAGTCTTACCGAAACGGGGAACAACCCCTTCGCGCTACCGGGGATCTCATGCGGTCAATTCAAGCAAAAGCCGAGCAGACTGGCCCAGCACGCGTATCCGTAACTATGCAGGGGTTTATCTACGGCATCTACCATGAGAAGGGCTTCTCAACTAGCGGCCCTAACTTCATCCCGCTGACAAAAAAGGCGAAGAAGACCCATGCGACTGGCGCGGGTCTTGACAAACTTTCCCAAGGCAAGGATTACCTTATGGCATGGGGCGGCGTGACTGTTCCCGCCCGTCCGTTCCTTGTCCCGACCGCCGTGGAATTTAGTGCCATAGGCAAAACCATTAGAATCGGTCTAGCAAAGATCCTCAAAGGAAAACTCAAGTAATGGCAACTGCAATCTTCGTCGCTGGCCCAACGTCAATCTTCGTCAATGTCGGCTCTGGCTATGTTGAGTTGGGGCAGACTGACAACGACAGCCTCCCGCAAGTCTCCTACTCGGACAACATCCATGAAATCAAAACCGTCGCCTCGGGTGCGACTCCTGAGGAAATGGTGGTTCAAAACACGAGCGCGACGATTACTGTCACGCTGGTCAAGTGGGATGCGACGGTCTTGACGAGCCTACAGACCCGCCAGCGCGGGGCGGCGTACAGCTCGACCGTTGGCCGCCTCTTGGTTGGCGATAGCGGGACGTTTGGGGTTCAGATTGACCCGGCAACAGTCGGGAAGACGGGCTACACCTTTGGGCGTTGCTACTTGATGGGTGACGCAATCGCGCACTCGCAATTCGGCAACGTCGAGCAGCGTATGGGTTTGACCTTCCGCGCCATCCCAGACGGTAGCAATTTGCTCGCCGCCTCTTATACTTCCTGACATGATCGACCTTACCCCAGATACCGACCCGCTTCTCTTCCGCGTAGAAATCCCGTCCGGCGCGTTGGTGGTTCAATGGAACGAGGCGCTCGCCGCATTGAGCGGGAAGCAAGACGGGCAACCGCAAGTCGCGGATGTCGCAGCAGCCTTACGAAAAGTAGCACGCTCGCCCGAAGTAGCTGCTAACGCGTCGGACGAGATCCTCTTTGCAGTCTTTGCGCGTATGGGTCAGGCGGTAGAGCAGGCGGGAAAATAGCAAGGGGGGTATCCCTATTCGTTGCGACATACGGACGGCTCCCCTCGGAATTTGATGAGAACACGGCAATGGGACTAGCGCAGAACATCCCCATGATTGAAGCGCGACAGTCCCTCGTATTCGCGCAAGGCATTGCTGTTGCGTTTGGATCGCCCGAGCTGACGGAACACATTATCCGCCTTACTACGGGTGACGCATCCCTTGCCTTCAAGACGCGTATGCAAATCGAACACAGCAAGGCGGCAAACCAATGACCGTGCAAAGTAACGCGGGCATCTGGCTTGCGCTCCGCGACACGATCCGCGATTGGATGTCTGCAAACAACTACGGGGATGCCGTCTATGTGGCGGAGAAGCCCGGAGACGAGATGCTTGCCCAGTATGCGGTACAGATCGTCCCGAGCGGAGACTCTGCCCTGCACCCTCGTAGCGGCGTTGGTCTGCTTGAGTCAACGATCAACATTACGGTCTGGTGGCGCGGCCTGTTTGACAACACCAACCGGGCTACCGAGCGCATTGCTGGGGATGAAGGTATTGAGCAATTCATCGACGGGCTACGCACGCTCCTGATCCAGAACACGCTCGGCGGTCGGCTGACCATCCCGCTCACATGGCGCAGCGGTGGGCAGATTGAGTCCGTAGACGAGGCGGTCGGCTGGATGCGTGGAACCGAGACTTTCCTGTGCGCGTTTGAAATGACATGGGAGGTTCAGTA